ACATCAACCCCTCCTGCCCCCATAGAGGTAGACCTTACGTCTCCCTCCGATAACTCTCTATGACTAAGAAGCTGGTCTCTAACCCATTGCTGTAGCCTCCTCCCCTTAGCCTTCGCTGAGCTGATTTTCATTATCCCTCCTTTTAGTAACCCCAGACCGCATTGCGGATTACTTCGTCCCTTTCTTAGGTGTTCATTTCGGCGGCATAACCGCCCACTCAATTTCATCGCTTCCTTATTGGGATACTTCAATGATATCTTCATCTCTGGTGTCCTCCGACCATACCTTCTCAGGTACGTTAGGTTCTTTCTTCACAGTGGTCAGGAAGACTGGACCTCTACTGTAGATAAAAGTCCTGAGGTTAGGCCAACAGCTAGCCTTGTGGTCACAGTAACTGCAGTTAACACCAAGCTTCCTGTTACCTGATGCACCTTCAGGGATATCCTCGAAGGCTCTATCAGGGCAGATATCAGAAGAAGCAATAGCCTTGATCTTTTCTACCTCTTCTTCCTTCCCCAGTAGTTCAAAGCTGAAGTCATATTTGTCAAGACAGATATGGCCATGCTGTTTGTCTACTACCAAGAAAGCTCCAACATTGGGGTCGGACTGTATCGGATCGGATCTTCCTGCGTAAACGTAGCTAGATAGCTGGGAGATATAACCAAACGGATCGTCTCCCCGCAGACCCCCTGACTCAAACTTCTTGTAGGCAAAGGATGATGCGGACTTAACATCCACTGTGATCCCATCAATAACACAGTCTCTATGTCCTTTAATACCAGAGATCTCAAGAGGGCTTTGAATTCCTTCAACTCTATGTCCGGCAGCGATTGCCAAGTGGATGAGAACCGACTCAAGAATATCCCCATAAAGGTATTTAAACTTTGCTTGAGGAGGAAGAGGTTCGCCCTGAGAAGATTTGTGGAGTGAGTACCATAGCTTCCTTTGACATGGAGAGCCCAAGTTAGACATACGGAGGGTTGGCTCCCTGTCCTCATGTACCAATCTACGATCAAATACCCCTGACAGGTCTTTCCCGAGAAGCTCTGATATAGTTTCGTTCCACCCCCCTCCGGTCCTGATGACTTCATAGATGTCCTCCACTAGAGTATCAATTGTTTTAGACATTAGAGGTTTACCCTTTTTCCGTCAATGTAGACTTCATCAATATCCCCTGTATCATCTATTTCATAATCATCAATGATTATGTCTCCTTTATCCCAAATAAAGTCTTTCTTCTCTTCCTTACTCATAGTCATAAACTCTTGATACTCATCTTCATCGAGGTTAAGGTGAAGATAGCCATAACGAAGATGTCCCATTACGTATTCAAGGTTTGCTACAATATTGTGAGTCATTTCTTACTCCTCAAAAGGAAGTTTGATACCAGTGCTTTCTTTTCTCTCGCTCTCAAAAGGTACATGCTCAAGTACTTGCACACCTTCAAGACGAGTACCCTTACCAATCTTAGTATCGTAGACAGTGGCAAAAACTTTAACCCGAGAACCATTACCAATCAGTCCATCTTCTTCAAGCTTCCAAAGAGTACCATCTGCTTTAGCTACCTTGGGGGCACCACCAGCAAAGGCATGGGCGAACTTGCGCTTGAACTTTACGATGATACCGTTCTCTCCGGGCTTACCTGAAGTACGAGAACCAGTAGCAATGAACTTGTCGTACTCTTCTTTATCCATTTCCAAATCAATGGAACAAAGCCCATCGTAATCACCGTGGAATCTTTTATCCATGTCCCTGTTCTGCTCAAACACACGAGCCCAGCTTGCAATACCTTCGAATTCAAAAAGTTCTGTAGACATATAGGTGTTCCTTTTCTCTAGTCTATAATCTATATTAACCTGTTAGAGTTTACTTGTCAATGGGTCTCTAACCAATTAGTACCAACTTTGTAATTTCCTTGTAAAGGACAAAAGAGGTTTAGTCTTTTACCTGTTTCTTCAATAGCCTTACATTGTAACTCTCCTAGTTTTATAGCGTCCTCCTTAGAGGAAACTTCTGTTTGCCATTCATCATGTACAAAATCTACTTGTTTAAACCATACACCTGCCTCAGTAGCCCATTTCCTCCATAACAGGTTAGCGTGCTTCATGACAACAGCTTCACCATTTTGCAGGTATCCTGCAAGCATCAAGTACTCAGAGGATTGGACAACTTTACGTCCGTCCAAACCTCGGAAGAAACCCCTTGCGGCATCTCTGGGAATCCTGCCCGCTTTAAGGCGTTTGAGTTCAGGGAGACTATCCAAGAAGTTTTGTACAGCTCCTTTTGCCATAGGTTTTGTACAGTCAAGTATTCGACTAACCTTTTCGGTTCCAGCCCCAAGAAGGAAGGCGTAGATAAAAGTCTTAGCAGTATCCCTGTCCCTACAAATGGGTCCGAGTGAACGTTTGTTAAGGTTATGAATATCCGTCTCATCTTCTTTCTTTCCTGAAGTAATAGCTGTAACGTATTCTTTAGACTGCATAAGGTGAGCAAGGATACGAAGTTGAATACCTTCAGCATCTGTCCCCACCAAGTAGTGTCCTTCATCCACAGTCCATAGTGCTCTGAGCTTTCCATCGAACTCAGCCTTTACCTCTTCGATAGGAGACTTAGGCTCACCGTGGAATGGGCTAGAGATGTTAGCTTGGTTTGGGTTACTGTGAGACATACGCCCAGTCCATGCCCCGATGTGCCAGAACTTACCATGAATCCTACCATCCTCGGAGACACAGCCTATCCACTCCTGAAGGCTTGACCTTCTTCCCTCTAGAGTAAGCCACTTGGCTAGCGTCTTCGCTCCCTCAGGGGCGTCAGAGGGGAGGGTAGATAAGTTCTCCTCAGATACCACCCACCCATAGTAATCGAAGTGTTCTTTCTTTTCTTCCCATAAGGCATACGTGAGCAGAGACTTACGCCAATACTCTCCCACCTTAGCTTTACGTTCGAACTCCAAGTGTGTCTTGGTTTTTTCTACTGGCTCCCACCCTGCTGCCCAAAGCTTTTCGATCCTATCTTTAGTAGACCCCGGATTGAAAATCTTGTAGTCAAAGCAAACCAGTTCTTCCCCATCTACTACAGTCCTTGGGTAGTTACGCATAGCATCTTCAGTAGTCTTGAAGAAGCTCCCATCTTTCTTGATCCTGTATAGAATTCGATGAACTTCCGTTAGCTCTGGTGGCCAAATCTCTTGGAATGTAACTTCCAGTATTTCCATCTGCTCTTTAATCTGAGCAAGGTACTCCTCTGCTTTCTCTTTATCAAACTTGAACCCATTGTTCTGCATGTCGTTACATACAAGTTGAATGCCATGCTCAACATCAATGGAGTCTTTCCATTCTGGATTGTCAAGATAAGGCTTATAGAAGAGGTAAACCTTTTCTGTTAGCTCAACATCCTTTACGCAGTAGTCTATCATCTCCCTCGATACACGAGACCAATCAGTATGACTACCCTTCGGATAGTTTAGAGCTTGCCCCAGATCGTCAAGACTGTGAGTAGGTAAGCCTGAATAATTGACAAGACGAGACACAACAAAAGTATCACAGACCACCGAAGACTGAATGCCCGAATCATATAGTCTATTAAGAACAGGAATGTCAAAAGCCAGCCCGTTGTGAGCGATGACACAAGTAGCATCTTTAATATAAGAATTAAAAGCATCCTTTCCTCCTTCCCAATTGTTCCATACAAGGTAGTCTGACCAGACTTTGATAGCTCCATGCAATTCCTTGGTAACTACACACCAGACTTTAGTAGGAGATAACCCATCTGTTTCGATGTCTAAAGTTACAATCATCAGCGACCAGGCTCATCATAGACCACATCATCCTCGTAATACTCAAGTTCTTCATCATCGAGATCATCTTCTGCAGTAGTTGGTTGTACATTAGCATCATACTCTACAGGTCTTCCCAAGTCTTGTTCTTCAAGGTAACGTACTTCATAAGCTATTACCTCTTCAATAGCAGAGATAAACTCTTGGTCTACTGCTCGCTGAGAGCCAAATACATCTGAAAACATCACTTCATAAGGAGGCCAGTCAGCCCAAAAAATATTTCTGTCTAATAGTTGTCGCTCTTCAAAACTAAGCCAACCCTCATAGCTATCAAAGCGATTACGAGCTGCATCAAGAAGCCTTTCAAGATTAGTAAGTCTTTTAGAACTTACTTTAGGATAAGGAGCAGGGGGTTTCCCTTCAATCTTTCTCATCCAGTCCCTAAAGTTAAGTGCATGAACACTACGCGCCATAGATCTTCTCCTTTAGTGTGAACGAATCCAAGTCAAACTCTAGTTGACCAGCAAATCCAAGAGGACCAACTGGCCTATTCTTTACGATAGACAGGGTGGTTGTATTTCGGATAACATCATCTGCATTAGTCAAGTCTCTCGATAAGTCCACCCTGACTGAGGCTTGCTTACCGATGAGTTTACAGTCCCTGATATCCCCGTCTGAATTCTGATGGGCAATTGTGATAATCCCACACCCTGTCTCTGCTGCAGTTCTCGATAGCTGCACTGATAGCTTTGACAGGAATTGCTCTGTTGTACCATCCTCCTTACTCCTTTGGTGGGCGAGATCTTGGATGGGCTCAAAGAATATATACTTACAGTCACAGACGTTGGCATAGTATTTAATCCTTTCGATAATGACCATTGGATCTTCATCTACCCCAATACTAAACTGGTGCATAGTCTCCTTGCTGGTTAGCTCAATGATAGCATTACGTACTTCATCTTCATTGTCCTTGAACAACTCCCTACGAGTTACATTCTTCCCTAATTTATAGGAAGCTAGGCCAAGGATAGACCTCATGTTTGTTTCTTCAAGGTGACAGAAAGCAAAGGGAACATCACTGTAGTTCTCAGCTAAATTGAACTCCAGCATACGCATGAACTCTGTCTTACCTATCCCCTCCGGTGCAGTAAAGACAGTAAGGTGCCCCTGCATAAGGCCCAGCCCTAACCTATCGTAGTCCTCAATACCAGTGGGTAAGTAGATACTATCCTTCCCTTCCTCCAGCACACGAAGGAATTGCTCAGGAGTATTAGTGTCCCAATCAGGTACATATTTTGTACGATTAATCCAAGCGTACATGAAGTCTGACTGGTGTCCTGAAGTAAGATACTCGTTAGGGTCTTTATGGAGAGTCATACTCACCCGGTAGACTTTGTTAGGAAATGTCCGAGCGAGAGTTGTTGCAGCCTTATCACCTGCTGGGTCTGAATCAGTACAGATTACAATGTTCTTGAAGCTATTGATATAGTCATGGCAATTCCTCAGTAGCTCACTGCTAACCCCAGCTCCGGGGATACCAACAACAGGCCACTTAGAGCCCAGCATCTGGTAAGCAGAAGCAACATC